ATTCGGTGACCACATCCAACAGCATCACAAGCGGAGCGCGAACCAAGGGTGCGTTTTCGTTCAGCGGAAGCACCGTGAATCTGACCCTGAATGGTGGCACGGTTGCGACATCCTCAAGCATCGCGTTTTCGACCGCGCCAACCTGGCTGGTGTTGGGTGGAACTTCCACCAATGGAAGCACGATCACCGATGCCACGGTGCTACTGAATGGATCGATTCGGGCCATCAAGTATTGGCCAAGCGTCCTGCCAACCGCAACCCTTCAGAGCCTCACCACATGACCGATTACTACCTGCGATCCAACACCGAAACGCAGATGGCCGAGGCTTTCGCGGCCATCGGCGTTGATGTCCAGCGCATTGATGGCGAGTGCCACAGCCTGGACGGGCAGCGCATCGACATTGGATGGATTGGCCCCGTTACATGGATCGATGCAGCCACGGGGCAACCGCAAACCGATAGCCGCTTTCATGCGAACTTGCGCGTGGCTGGCGAACTGACCGAGGCCCAAGCCGCGGAGCTTCCGATCCTTGACCCTGCACCATCTACCCCCATGAGGGTTTGGGCGTGAGAACGAACCTGAACGATACCGGCGCAGTCACCACGGCAATCAGCGTGGCCGATTTCAAAGTTTTCGGGCGCATCTTCCATACCCAAGATGACACGGCGCTAGCCGATATGGTTCTCGCCGCCACGCAGGTGATCGAAAACGAAACGCGGCGGGCGCTGATCACGCGTTCGTTCACCTATTCGCTGGAAGCGTTCCCCACCGATGGCGAAATCGTGTTGCCGCGTTCGCCATTCATTTCGGTTTCCAGCATCACCTACACCGACGCAGCCGGGGCCACCCAAACGCTTTCCGCGAGCGCCTACAACGCGTTCAGCGTCAACGGCATTGGGCGGGTGATCCTGAAGGGTTCGCAATCGTGGCCCAGCACGCTTGGTGAGGGGGCGCTTGATGTGTCCGTGGCATTCACGGCGGGCTATGGTGCGGCGGCCGCGAACATCCCCCGCGCCCTGGTACACGCGTGCCTGCTGCAATGCAGCCACATGTACGACAATCGCGCGAGCGTGGCGATGGCTGCGGCACCTGTTGAAATCCCGATGACCGTGCGCCGGTTGATCGTGCAGTATCAGGACGGGGGCTACTGGTGAACCCCGGCAACATGCGCGTGGCGCTCGAGCTGCTGGGGGCCACTACCGCGCTGGATACCTACGGGCAGCCGATCCGCACGGTGAACGCGGCGGGCACGGGAACCATCCTGTTTGCCGAGATCAGCGACGCGACCCCCAGCGAGCGCATGAACCACAAGCAACTTGACCAGGTGGTGACGCATCGAATCCGCCTGCGGTGGAATCCAAATGTGAGCCACCGCAGCCAGTTGCAAACCGTATCGACCGAGGGCGGGATGACGCGTCGGGTGTGGGAAATCGTGACCGTGACCGATTGGCGCGAGCGCCGAGAGTTCCTTGATTGCATGGCTACGGAGATCGTCCAGTAATGCCAAGCGCGCGCCAACGCCTGATTGTGGAAGGGATGCCGGAGTTCCGGAAAACCATCCTTGCGATGACCGGCCGCGAACTGGATGACACCGTCCTCAAGGTGTTGCAGGAGATGGGCGAGCCAACCCAAATGGCGTTGCTCCAGTACTTCGATTCCCTCACCGGCAAGCATGATGGCGAGAGCCTGCAACGCGCATTGCAACACCGCTGGTGGAACAAGAATCGAAAGCAGGGACTCCCCGTGGGCTTTACCCGAAACCTTGCCATTCAAGCCCTTGTGCGCGATGGCAAGGATGGGTGGGGCTTCAAGGTGGCCAAGCTGAAGCGCGGCGTGGGCTACCTGCTGCGCTTGAAGGCGTGGGGCCCCGGCATGTTCCTGATGGAGTCCGGCCGCCATTCGAAGCGTTCCTACCGCGGGTTCAACGGGGCGTTTTCGATCCTGAAGCGGTTTCGGTACACGGCCGAAAGCCAATTGAATCGAAAGTTGCCCGAAGTCTTTGAGCGCCTAGCGGCCAAAGCCGCGGCGCGGAATGGGGTGAAATGAGTAGCACCATCATCGCAGCCATCCGCCAGGGCTTGGTTCAGAACACCGCTGTGACAACGCTGGTGCCGGAATCCCGGATCACTTCCGCGTATCGCCAGGACACCGGAACCCTGCCCGCCATCGTGCTAACGGTGCAGACTGACGAGGCGGTGAGTCCGTCATTCCCCCGCACCGATTGCCTGCGCCGTATGGGAATGAACATCGAGTGCGTGGCGGCCAGCCTGAAGGCCGCGCGCGAACTAGGCGAGATCGTGCGCCGCGCAATGCATGGCGCAGCCGGTACGGCAAGCAGCACAACCATCCATGAAATCCGTGAAAACGGCATCACATCAACTTATGATGTGGGCGCAGAAGGCACGGAAACGGGAATCCACATCGCGGTGGTATCGGTCGATGCCTACTACCGCGCGCAATCGGTTGCACCCACCACCATCACTACCCCCGGCGGGTAACACAGAGAGGAAACGCACATGGCCGCATTCACGAGTTTCGGAACCACGCTCAAGGTTGGCCCACTTGCCAGCGGCGCTTATTCAGCGCCAAGCGCAGCGGTTGGCGAAATCCTTTCGCTAAACCTTGATGGCCTCAAGCTCAACACCATCGATGTTTCGAACCTGGGCAACCAGTTTCGCACCTACGCGGCGGGCCTGATCGATAGCGGCACCGTGTCGCTTGAGGTGAATCTTGATCCCGATGACGCGCAGCAGGTGACCGTGCTGGGCCAACTGGATGTGACCGCGGCCACCACACGCCCGGCGCTGAAGTCCTGGCTGATCACTTTCGGAACCACCGGAAATCTTGGTGCAACCTTCGCGTTTATCGGGTTTGTGACCGATTTCAGCGTGAAGGGTGCGATGGATTCGGCGGTTACCGCGTCGATCAGCATCAAGATTTCCGGAAGCGTTGCCTTCACGGATGTGGACTAAACCGTGAGCGACCTGAAAGCCAAGTTTCTCGCTCTCCGGGCCACCGTCCCCACCGAGCAGGTGACGGTGCCCGGAGTTGGCGTTGTGACCATGCGCGGGCTCACCGCAGGCAAGCGCGACGAATGGGAGCAGCGGATTTGGAGCGCCAAGGGAAAGACCCTCACCAACATCCGCGCCAGCCTCGTGGCCATGTGCGCGTATGACGGTGACGCTCCGATGTTCAGCGCCGCGGACATCGAAGCCATTGGGGACATGCCCGCATCCGTCATTGATGAGTTGTACGACATCGCCACGCGTCTTTCGGGCATGGGTGCGAAGGACAAGGAAGCCATCGAAAAAAACTGATTGAGCGGCCGCTACGCAGGTTCATGTTTCAGTTGGCGCTTGCGTTGGGCCGCACAGTTGCGGAACTAGAGGAAACCATGTCGAGCCGCGAACTAACCGAATGGATCGCATACAACGCCATCCAGCCTTTCGGTGATACGCGCGCCGATTTGCGTTCCGCGATCATCGCCAGCACCGTGGCCAACTGCCACCGCACCAGCGGCACACCTTTCAAGGTGGCGGATTTCATGCCCTATGAAGACAAGCCCAAGGGCGCGCCGCTGGATGCGGTGAAGCAGTTGCGCGCCATGTTTGGAGGAAAGCGCAATGGGTAATGTCGCAGCGTTCAAAACCCGTATCACGCTTGAATCCGATCAGTACATCGCCGGGTGGAAGAAGGTGGAATCCGCTACCACGGACAAGGTGAGCGGTATTGAGAAGGCCATTTCCAAGGGCATGAAGTCTTGGAGTAACTCGATGGGGAAAGCCATCGGCGGGTTTCTTGGAATCCAGCTTGCGGACACGCTGCTAAAGAGCATTGATGACACGCTGAAGAATCCGATTTTCAACACAACCGGCGCGAACATCGCCTACGCCATCGGCGATGGTTTAGCCAAGACCCTCGAAAGCATCCCGGTGGTGGGCACCATCGGAAAGATGCTTGGGCAGAGCGAGAGCGGAGACATGGAAGCGCGGCAAAAGGCCAGCCGCGACGATGCCGCGCGAAATGAGCGGATGCTTGCCGTGGGTTCCAAGATGGTTGCCGATTTGGAGAAGCAGCGCGAACTAGCCGCCGCGGTGAGCGACGAACAGCGCACCCGCGTGGAGCGAGCGCAGCGCCTGGCGGAACTTGAGAAGCAGTTGAACGATCAGATGGCGAAAGAAAACGCCACCGGGCCGCAAATCTTGGCGGCGCGCGAGAAGCTGCGCGCGGCATTTGAAGCCACGAGCGCGGCGCAGGATCAGGCAATACAGCGGCAGGAACGCGAGAAGATGATTGCCGATGAACTGGCAGACGCAGAAGCGAAGCGGTTGAAAACACAGGAGGAAGCAGCCAAGCGCGCCGAAATGCGCGCCGCCGCCGAGGAGCGCCGCGAGGAATCCGTGATCAATTTCATGGAGGAATTGCAGGATGCGCTAGACGAGCGCACGATGACCGAGGAACAGTTGTTTCAAAAGAAGATGGATCGGTTGGGCCTTGACGCGCAGGAACAAGAGAACGCGCGCGCGTTGAATGAGAAACTCAAGGCAGCCGAAGCCGGTGCATCCAAGACCACCGCGGTTTCCAACATCGAAAGCATCCAAAGCGCCGTTGGTAGCGTGAAAATGGCTGGCACCACGAGCGGGCTGGATAAACTGGCCAAGCCCGCAGAGGCCACCGCCAAGGCCACGCAGGCCAGCGCCACGCACCTGGCGAAACTCGCAGCAGCAACGGGAGCCGTGTAAATGCCTATCACCGTAAACATTGCCCAGCGCGCCGGTGGAACCACCATCAACTTTGAGCGCGGCAAGTGGAGCGGCAGCGCGCAATATGTGATCACCGAGGCGGCCGCGCAGGCGCTCACGGCCAGCGACATCCTTGGCAGCGCCACCGTAATTGCGAAACTGTTCCCCACCGAATACGGCGGCAGCGGCGGCGCAATCACCGACCAAGGTTCATTCTTTTCGGGCCGCGTGACGCAGCCAAGCTTCTCGCTGGCAATGGTTGATGATGGCGGCTATGTGTGGCAGGCCACCGTTACTTTCGACTCACAGACCGCGGACAATGGCACCACCACCACGGATAACAAGGTGGAGCGCGAGGTTGGTTTCACCGCCATTGAGTACAGCTTGAGTGGCGAGGGTGTGGATGTGTACCGGGTTGGCGCAACCGCACCCGCGAACAAGTCCACCCCAGCCGATACTGACATCGGCGGCACCAAGGTTGATTCGGGCGGCGAGCCCATCACCTATTTCAACAATGTTGCAAAGGTGAGCGTTCGCAATGTGGTTGCCGGGCGGCCCACACCGCCGGTTGGCTTCATCAATAACCGGAACAGCGCCAGCTTTACGATTGGCCCCTACTCATTCCCGACTGACACGCTGCTGTTTACTGGTTGCAGCATCACGCGGGTGGGCGCTGCAACCTATGAAATCGTCTACTCATTTGTCTATGACAATGGCTACCACCTGCGGCAGATCGCCAAGCGCGGCCCCGATGGCCAAGTGATCAAGGGCAAGAAAACCGATTCCTGCGGCAGCGCGCCAACCACCGTGCCGGATGGTGAGATGAGCAACGCGCTATGCGTGTTCTTCCGGCAGCCGTTCCCAACCACGAGCGCCTTCAGCGGCATCGGCATAACGGGCATCTGATGTTTGTGAACGGTGTCACCCGCGGGAATGTTGGCCCCTGGTCACCGAACCAAGTTCGCACCATTGCGGACACCATCAACCGCATAAACGGAGAGGGGCAGCGCGGGCCCAAGTCCGCACCGCCGCCGGTTGTGGTGTTCATGGCGCGCATTACTGGCAGCACGGCCATTGCGGGTAAGACCGCGACCATCGGCGGCACCGCCGCGCAGCCAGTTGCGTGGGAATACGATTGGGAAGAGGTGAGCGTGTCCACAACGGGCACCTACAACACCAGCGATACCTACCGCCGCAAGTCTTCCCTGATCGCCACCAAGGGGAAGGCCATCAATGGGTGCGAGGGGCCGCAGATGATCGGCGCTACCACCACGCTTGGCCCTGGCATTACCACCGCCAACATCCCTGCTGGGTTCAGTTTCAAGGCCATCGCCAACAATACGGTGGTGATGATGTACGCCACCGCGCGCGCAACTGGCGAAAACCTGTTTTTCTTCAGCGTGCCGAACGCGGTGGATGGAACCTGCGCGTGAGCCCGGTTCCCCCCATTGGCCCCCGCCACCAGCAGCCCACAACCTTGGGCACCGTGATCAGCGTGGTGCAACTCGTGGTACTGGTGGTTGGCGTGGGCGGCATCTTCCAAACGATGGGCCGAAAAGATGCGATCTTGGAGCGCCAAGACCGCGATCTAACGGAGCTGCGCGCAATCGTGGGCGATTTGGTCAAGAGCCAAGTGCTAGGCGCGGCGAACGATTCAAAGCACGGCGAAAACCTGACCAGTATTGCGGTGCGCCTTGACCGGCTAGAGGGCCGCCGGTGATCCGCTGTTTGGTCTTCCTGCTGCTGATCGCCTGCGCCGCGTGCAGCCCCAGCCGGGCCATTGCAGTTTCGGCCAGCGAGGCCGGTGAACGCGCCGGAACCATCGCCAGGCTTGCCACGCACATTGGGAGCGTGTCTACCCAAACCGAGGTGGTGGCCGATGCGGCTGCCATCGTGGTTGAAGCCCAGCACATCGAAGCGGCCGCCGGAGCCATCCACAAGGCGCTACCGGGCGTGGAGGATCAGACCCCATGGTGGGCGGTGCTACTTGGTTACATCGCAGCAGCGGCCGCCCTCGTGGCCGTGGCGGCCATCCTGTGGCAGACGGGGATAGGCGCAGCCATACGCGTGGCGCTGGGTTGGATTCCGCGGCCAAGCCTGCGAGATGCGGCATTGGCCCGTGATGTGATGGAAAACAGCAATCCGGCCACGATCCGGGAATACATTGCAGCAAAGCGCGCAAGCGATCCCGTGTGGGAAGCCGCTTGGAAGCGCACCGAGGAACCCAAGCCATGTACTACATCGCATCCGCTGAATCCCTGATCGGTTCGACCTGGGCCGCCTTCGCCTGCCTTGCCATCGGCTACATCGCGGGGCACATCGTTCCGCTGGGCACCATCGCGGGATGGATTCGCGGCACCAAGGGCTAACCCGTGAGCATGATGATGGCGGGTTGCTGCTGCGGTGCATGTCCAGCGTGTGCCGGATTGCCATCCACCATTTCAGCGACATGGACGGGCACCTATGAATCATGCTCTGATCAATGCATTGGCGAAGATTGTTCCGCAGGCGGCACCAACATCACGGTTTCAAAGACTTTCACCCTAACCAAAGCCTGCGACGGATCAACTACGCGCTACACAGGCATTGCCTGCGGTATCGGAACTTTTTCCGCGTGCGAAGTTGGGGTGTGTGCTGTTGGGTTAGTGTGCCAAAACTACACCATCAATGCGGCGGTTTGCATCACATGCGGTGACTCGCCATTGTGCTGGTACATGAACGCCAACGCAGCGGGATACCCAATTGCCCCACTTGGTTCCTGTGACGCGTGCGATTGTGCAGACCTATCGGTTGCAAGCGGATCGTGTGAATTGGTGAATGGCGGATTATGTTCGCCAAACTATTTTTCGTGGACTGTGGATTGCGGAGGTACTGCAACCGAAAATGGTTCAAAGTGTGGCGCTTCATCGCCACTAGGCACCTACACGCTTACCTTCGGAACCCTTGTAGTCACATGATCGAATGCGACCATTGGAGCGACTGCGGCGTGCTTGGCGGCGGCTGCTGCGCCGCCAACCACTACGGCGGCCGCCCCAGCGCAGGCGTGTGCAAGCAATGCCCGCACCGCGTGGTCAAGGGCGAGCGGCCGATGGCCATCGGTGAGACTGTGAACTATGGTTTCGCATCGCGCGCCGCGGCCTATCTAGCTGCGGAGCGCAGGCACGCCACCCAAGGCCCGGCAAGCGTCCAAGTGCAGGGTGAGCGCGCGGCCATTTGCCGAGCGTGCGAAGGCCGCGCCGAGGTGGTGGAGGGCGCTACCGATCCCGGTGGCATTGGCTGGTGTACCAAGTGCGGGTGCGGTTCCAACCGCCGCGCGGCGCTGTCCGTAAAACTGACCCTCGCCGGGGCTACCTGCCCGCTGGGCAAGTGGCAGCCCGTAGAGGGGACAGGCGCAAGCCTGGGCACCGTGGCCGAGGCCATCACCGGCGTGGCCAGTAGCGTGGTGGATACAGCCAAGCGCATTTTTGGCAAAAACAGCGGCGAATAGCGGGCTTGACAAGCGCGCGCGGTTGTGCAACATTGTTTGCGCATCCGATGGCTCGCAGCGCATACACCATTTCAGGCACTACGGCCCCCGCCCACGAACGAACGCGCTGCGTTTCGGATGCATCGTTGGGCGGGGGTCGCGGTGCCCGAGGTTGCAGCATGAATCGAAACGAAAAGGTTGCACGGTTGAGTACTAGCGGCAAGGCGCACGAAGACATCGGAATTGCTATCCAGCATTTCGCGGCGTTGGGTGATACCCGCGAAGCAACCATTATTGAACTGGTAGCAAACGCCCACGCTGGGGATATTCGTCGCGCACTTGAATCCGTCGAACTGTGGAGTTTCCCGGATCGCGCTAATCAAATTTTGCGGGTGTGCGAATCGATCCTAGAGGGCAAGCGCCCAGCATCCGAGCGCTTTCCGCTGGTCATCACCGGGCAGGGCGATTACACCCGCGAAGTTCACGCTGAGGATTTGGAGTGGGGCAGGCCATCGAAACTGTGGGGCCGAATCAAGAGCCGCTTTGCAACGGAGGGCAAGTAATGGGAACCGTAATGTTTACACCCGGAGTAATGCACAATGTTCCGGCAGAGGCATACCACGCGGTGCCTGCCCTGTCATCCACCTTTATGAAGGCAATGCTTGCCAAGTCACCGCTGCACGCTCGCTACCAAATGGAGAATGGCGAGAGCAATGACGCGATGAACATGGGCACCGCTGTGCATACCGCGATCCTGACCCCGGACATGTACGAAGCCGAGGTGGCGGTAGCGCCGAAGTGCGACAAGCGCACCACCGCAGGCAAGGCCGAGTTCCGCGCGTTCGAAGTCCTGAACGGGCACAAACTGATTTTGGATGCCAGCCAGGGCGAGGCGGTGGCAGGCATGGTTGCCGCGGTTCATGCGTCTAACTCGTGCAGCGCCATGCTGGAGATGGCTACCCAGCGTGAACTTTCCGTGTTTGCGGAAGACCCGCACACAGGCACACAGTTGAAGGCGCGGCTGGATGGGTATGACCCCGCCACCGGCTGGGTGATCGACTTGAAAACTTGCCGCGACGCGTCCTATCCCGGTTTCAAATCCGCCCTGTGGAACCTTGGCTACGGGTTGCAGGCCGCGTTCTACCGACGCGTGGCGCGCATCGCTGGGCTCAATGTGAGCGGGTTTGCGTTCCTGTGCGTCGAGAACACCGCGCCCCACGGCGTGGCCGTGTACGCGATGGACGATTCCGACATGGATTATTTCGAAGCGGACATGCGGCGGTTGATCGCGGACTACAAGGTGTGCCGCGAAACCGAGACATGGCCGGGCTACCCCGATCGCATCGAACGCATCGGGCTTGCGAATTGGGCGCGCCGCCAACTTGAGGAAGGGCTTGCGCGATGAGTGAACTAGCAACCGTTTCAAACGCCGCGCACATCGAACGCGTGATCGAACAGGTGATGCCTCGCAACGCAAGCCAGGTGGATCGAATGGCGCTGGCGGCCATGATGAAGACCTACGGCCTTGATCCGCTCCGGCGCGAGGTGTACCCGCTGGCGTTCGGCGGCCGCCTGTGCCTGTATGTGTCCATCGACGGGTGGCGCAGGCTGGCCCGTGAATCGGGGCGCTACCGCTCCGGCGTGTGTACTTATCACAAAGATGCAAGCGGAAGTATCGATTCCTGCACATTCAAAGTAGTCACCACGGAAGGCGGGGAGTTTGAGTTCACCTGCTGGCTTTCGGAGTTCAAGGGATCAAGCCCAAACTGGCGCACCCAGCCACTGCACATGCTGCGAACGCGCGCCGAAGCGCATTGCCTGAAAGCCGCTTTTGGGTTCAGCGGTGCCACCGAGGGCGATGAGGAACTAGCCGAAGCCACCACCGTGGTGGAGGCAGATAGCGCGCTGGCGGCGCTGAATGCCCGTGTGAGCCAATCAGCGGAGCGAACGACGGTATCGCTTCCCAGCGCATCGGCGGTGGTGGTGGAGCAGCCACCGCCGCCGAGCGCGCCGGATCGCATCCAGCAGCTAGCCGAATCCATCGCCGAGAAAGCCAAATCGGTTGGCATCCGATGGAGCGCAAAGCAGGCGGTGACCGCGGCAAGAAAGACGGTTGATTTGGGTACCGACCCATCCGAGGTGGATGGGTTGATTTTGAAGGCACTTCAAGTTCAGGCCGAGCGCCTGGAGAAAGGTTCGGAATGATTGATCTAATTCACGGCAGCGGTGAAGACAAGGCACGCAAGAGCGGCGGTAGCGGGCCATGCCCCGAAGGCACCTTTACCGCCACGATCAGCAAGGCCGAAGGGCGTGAAAGCCCGTTTGAGAACATGAAGACCCCCGACAATCCACGCGGGTTGGTGGTCACGCTGTGGTTCGACATCGAAACCGGCGGCCAGCGGTACAAGGTGTTTGAGGACATCGCGGTGACGCGCATCCTGCGCCTGAACGAACTGCTGGACGCGTGCATGTTGCCGCACATCGATACGGCCACCAAGAGGTTTGAGGAATCAAACCTTGAGGGGCGCGAAATCCTGCTGCGCGTGTACCACTCGCAGAACGGGCGCGCCAAGGCGGGCGATTTCATCCGCCCCACCCAGCAGCGCAGCACGGCCACGGCCGCGAAGCCTGGGCGCAAGGCGGTGCAGCCCGGCGCGGATGGAATTCCCTTCTAACGAACCCCCGGAAAGGCCGGGGCGGTTGAGTTCTCGCCGCCCCGGCTATGGGGTTACTTCTCAACATCTGTAGCGGATTCTATCCGCGGCAAGGATGCCGATGGTTACGGTGGAACTTACTGACGCGGAAATTGAACTATGCGAGCGCGTGGCCGAGGCGCGCATGGCGTTTGGTGCAGCGAACGGGCTGAACCACGCGTGCATCATGGATCGGATTTTCACCGAGCGCGAGCAACATGAGTTTGGCGGCGCTGCTGGTGAACTAGCCGTGGCCAAGTGGTTTGGCGTGCGCGGCTACCAACCATCTGTGCAGTATGTGAAGGGCGCAGTAGATGTGGAGCCGGACATTGAGGTGCGCTCCACCGGCTGGATGAACGGGCAACTGGTGGTGCGTCCACGCGATCACGGTGATAGGCGCTATGTGCTGGCCATCACGAGCCTCGCCAAGAGCTACGGCCAGGTGAGGCTGGCCGGGTGGATGTGGGGCCACGAGGCGCGCCGCGATGAGTTTCTACAAACCTACTACAACCGCCCCGAGCATTGGGTACCGCGTGACGCGTTGAACCCGATGCACACCATGCAGAGGGAATCGAATGGAACCGTATGACGCGCTGTTGCGCGATTTGCAGCGCCTATGCACCAAGCCGCACGGGCTGATTGCCCGCGCCATCGCGGCCATTGCGACCCTGCGCGAGCAAGCGAAGGTGTGGGAGGAGCGCGCGGACTACCTGCGCGAGCGGTGCGAGGATTTCAGGAAGCGGAACGATTACCTCGAGCGCGTGCAAACGGATCGGAACGACGATCAGAAGACCGCGCAGATTCGCCAAGAGATGGCGGAATTGCGTGCAGATCGTGATGCCCTGCGCAGAACGCTTTCGCGCATGTACATCGATCCCAACGCGTTTGCAGCTTCGAAGGGTTGGGATTGCTTTGGGGAATCCAAGTGACCACCACAGATGCAGCAGCCGCGGCGATTGAGTCCGCGTACCAACTGCTGGGCCTGATCTTCGAAGCCAATGACCTGATTGAGTTCCGCACCATCGGCGGCGCAGGTGGGCTACGCGATTGGGTGCCGCAGGCGAAGGCATCGCGCGTGATCGCGCAGCTTGCCGCGACGGTGGCGAAGGGGCAGCATGTTTATTTCGGGGCCAACCCGCGGAGCGGCCGCGGCGGCAAGGCCACCGATGTGGCGTTGGCAAGGTGCCTGTTCGCCGATTTCGATGGCGGTACCACCGTTGAACAAGCGCGCATGGCGTGGCGTGAGGCCAACATCCCTGAACCCACCGTGGTGGTGAAGACGGGCGGCGGCATCCATGCGTGGTGGCGGCTGGCCGAGCCGATGACCGACCTAGCCGAGTGGACGCGATACCAAAAGGCATTGGCCCACCGGCTGGGTTCCGATTCCAGCGTGACCGATGCGCCGCGGGTGATGCGCGTGCCTGGCTTCCACAACTGGAAGTACCCCGAGCAACCGCTGTGCGTGGTGCATGAAAGCGAAGCCGATCACATATGGACGCTAGACGAGTTCCCCGCCCCGCAGGAGGGTGGGACGGTGTTGATGCCCCCAGCGGCCACACCGGCGGCCGGATCGCTCTCCGACCTGTCTAGGCGCTTCCTTGAGGAAGGTTTTGTGATGCGCCAGGGCAGGCGCACCACCGTCTTTACGGTTGCCTGTGACATGAAGGCGCGCGGGTGGTCGATTGCCGAGGCCGGGCCGCGGATCATGGCTAGGGCGGCCACGCTGGGCCTCACCGCGGATGAACTAATCGACCTGAACCAGCGGCAGATACCCAACGCGTTTGCCGCCGAGCGGAAGGCCGTAAGCGGGCCCGCAGAGGCTGTGCAGGCCGTGGAGCCCCCGCCAGCCGCCCCGGCGGCACGCTTGCAGCCTGTGCCTATCTGCGCCCTTGTGGCGCGGTGCCCCGAGTTGCGGCGGCCGGTCATCGAAGGGCTGCTGCGAACGGGCGAAACCCTGAACCTGATCAGTAGCCCCAAGATGGGAAAAAGTTTTCTTGTCAACCAACTTGCCATATGCGTTGCCAGGGGCGAGCCGTGGATGGGTTTCCAAATCCCGCAGGCGGGCCGCGTGCTGATCGTGGATAACGAGTTGCACCCCGAGACAAGCGCGGATCGCATCCCGAAGCTGTGCGCGGCGCAGGGCATCCCGTTTGAGTCGCTGGCGGATCGGCTCGACATCCTGAACCTACGCGGTGACCTAGTGGACTTTGACGGGCTGGGCGCGCGCCTGTTCGACCATTGCGCCGCTGGGCAGTACACGGTGGTGATCCTCGACGCGTTCTACCGCTTCCTGCCAGCGCGCACGGATGAGAACGACAACGGGAGCATGGCGCGCATTTACAACCAAGTGGATAAGTGGGCGCGCACGCTGGATTGCGCGTTCGTCATGATTCACCACACCAGCAAGGGCGATCAAGCCGGTAAGGGTGTGACCGATGTGGGCGCTGGCGCTGGTTCGATGAGCCGCGCTGCTGATAGCCACTTGATTCTTCGCCACCACCGCGAGGAGGGCCATGTGGTTTTGGATGCGGCCGTGCGTTCCTTCGCCCCCATTGAGCCGCGCGTGCTGCGCTGGGCCTATCCCCTGTTCCACATGGCCCCGCACCTTGATCCCAAAGACTTGGCCAAGCCAGGCAAGAAGGATGCAGACGATGACGGGTGGAGCGCCCAACGGTTCGTGGAGGAGTGTTTCAGGGTTGAGACGAAGCAGGCCAACGGTGCCACGGTGTGGCTGGATCGTGAAGCCATGAGCGGCGCGGAGCTGCGAGCCACGGCCGAGGCCATGAAGCTGACCAAGGGCCGCGCCGAGAGCCTGCGAACGCTGGCGCTGGGTAGCGGGTTGATTGAGAAGCAGGGCAGCACCAAGGGCGTGGTGTGGGTGCGCCGAACCCACCCCGCCGCCGTGAATAATTCAAACGGAGACGCGTAACAGCGTGTAACACGATGAGGGAAGGTCCGATACTAATTAGGTTTTTGGCCCAATTTCAAATGGCGAAATTAGGGCGGCAGGGCTGTTTTATTTCCTTTTTCTCTCCCCTAAAGGGAGAGAGAAAAAAGAAAAAAACAACCCAGCCCTATCGGATTAGTTATCGGAATCGAAGGGAATATGCATAAATGGGAACCACGAGCGCCCAACCGTGGCAGGTGGTGATGGCGCTTGCGTCCCTTGAGTTCGGGTACGGGAACGATGCCAGCATGGCCGCCTACCGGGACCACCTGCGCCGCCACCAGCGCGAGCGCATCACCGCCCTTGCCGTGATCGTGCGGGTGTGCCAGGTCGAACCATCGGCCGCGGCCATCGCGCTGGGCATCGATGACATCCAAACCGCCACGCGAAGCCTGCACCGGCGGCCACCTGACCCTAACGAGGTGCGAGAGTTCGCGCGCTTGGTTGCCGCGATATTCCGCAAGGCGCACGCGATGCACCTGCGCGCGAAGCTGCGCGAGGTGATGAAATGACGAGCCACGAATGCGGCAGCGGGATAATGCCGGGCATGGAGGAAGTGCAACTGCGGTGGGGCCCATGTGACGGTGACCGCGTGCAGGTCGATGGCACGGATTTGGAAATCCGCGTGCCTGTGGTAATGGGCGTGTGCTGCGAGGAACTTCCATCAAACATCGGGCGCGATGTCTACACGGAAGCGATCTACATCCCCGACAAGGCCGGAGTGTGGTGGTACAGCGGCCGGATGCGCTACCGCGATGACGGTGGCGAAGCGTATTTCCATCCCGCGTGAAAAACTGTGAGAGGATGACCGCATGGGCAGCCATTCACGGCAAAAGGGCAAGGCAGGCGAGCGCGAAGCAGCCGCAGTTCTCCAGCAGCATTGGAACGCCAGCGAGGCGCGCCGAGCGCAGCAGTTCTGCGGTGCCGCCGGTGATGCCGATCTACTGGGCCTGCCGGGCCTGCATTGCGAGGTGAAGCGGTACGCGGCCATCGGCGCGCTGAAGTTTCTTGAGCAAGCCGAGCGCGACGCAACACCCGGAACCGTGCCATTTGTGATGATGCGCCAGGACGGGGACACCGAGTGGGCGGTGATGCTGCGCCCCAGCGACGCGCCCGAGTTTGCGCGCCGTGTGCTGGCGATGATTGCCGAGCGCGCGCCCATGAATGCGGAGCCGGAGCCTTGAAAGTTGCGGCGATTAGCTGCACGCATTCGCCGCACACCCCAATGGCTACGCACCATTGGTTACTCAAGACTCTTGCCGATCTGAAAGGCATCACGCACTTTATCCACCTTGGTGATGTGTTCGAAGCCAGCGCAGCGAGCGTGCACCCCGACGAGGCTGGGCATTCGCTGCTAGACGAGTACAGGCACGCGGCCGCGTTCCTGAAATCGATCCGCGAGGTGTTGCCGCGCAAAGCACGGTGCCACATCACCGAGGGCAACCACGATGACAATCTACGGAGCCAAGACCCCCGCCGCATCCCGCGTGCGTTGCGGGCCGTGGCAGACTTCATGCACGCCGAACCGTTTGCAACCGAAGCAAAGCGGTGGCATTGGACCCCATACCGCAAGGATCGGAACGGGTGCCTTGAGCTTGGCCCCATCGTGGCTACGCATGGTTTCGATGTGGGGCAGAACTCCGACGAACTAGAAGCCTTGCAGTTTTTCAACGCCACCGGCGGAGCGCCACACCGGCTGTTCATCCGCGGGCATACCCACCGCCCAGTTGCGCCAACGCAATGCAGGCGCACCCGATCCATCCCGCTCCCCTACTGGTACGCGAACGCGGGCACCTGCGGCCCGCTTCAGCCTGGGTGGATGTCGCGCCGCGATACATCGCAATGGGGTAGCGCCATCATCGTGATCGATGTGGGCGAGCCCATGAGCCGCCGCCGTGGTCGCAACTGGGAAGCGCGGCTAGAGGTGATGCCGTGAAGGGCGATGAGTTCCGCACACGCATCGCTGGCCGGGTTTGGCGTGTGCGGTTTGAGCCTGCGCGCGTGATGGGAACCGATTGGGGCCGCTGCTGGCTACCTGCGGGCCGCCACCCGCTCATCCAAGTCCGGCGCGCCCTGCGAGGGCAGCGGGCGCTAGATGTGCTGGTGCATGAGTGCCTACACGCTGCACGGCCGGAGCTGGATGAGGCGGCCGTAGAGGCCACGGCGAGCGCCATCGCCCGCGCCCTGTGGCGAGCGGGCTACCGCAAGGTGGATGCGTGACCGAGCCCCGCCGCTTCCCACCCCGCCTGCGGATCAACGCGGGCAAGGCAGCCGCGCCCCGCGCCTGGGTGAATGCCCAGCAACGGCACGATGAGAAGCGCGGCACGGCCAGCCAGCGTGGCTATGGCGCAGCGTGGCGCAAGCTGCGGCTGGTGATCCTGAACGCTGAACCCCTGTGCCGCCATTGCCTGGCGCGGGGCGTGCCTGTGCCTGCGGTGGAGGTTGACCACATCGTGCCCCTACGCGATGGCGGGGATAACGCGCGCGCGAACCTGCAACCGTTGTGTGGCGAGTGCCATGATCGGAAGACCATGCGCGACCTGATCGCGCGTAAGAAACTGGGCTAGAGTTTTCAGGAAGTCGAAAAAGTGGCGTTTGCGTATCAGAAACGCCACAAATGGCGATTTTACGCTATAAACGGCATGGCGATTTTAGGCTGAAAACAAGGAAAGTGGCGTTTTTAGGCTAAAAAGGCCGTTTTGGGCGCGCGTTTTAGGTTTCCGGGGAATCGCAAAAGTGGCGTTTTTGGCCTGAAAACGCCATAAGTGGCGATTTTGGCCTGAAAACGGCATGGCGATTTTGACCTGAAAAGGCAGAAAGTGCCGTTTTTACGCTAAAAACGCCACTTTTAGGGTAGGGGGGGTGCGTTTTTGAGGGGAAAAGGGGGTAGGACCAATGTTGGGATCGTCGCTCACGCGGCCAATAGTGCGTTATTGGGGGTGCTACGGGCCAGCCAGCCGCATTCCAAGCATGAAAATGTGCCCCCGTAGCCTTTTCGTCATTAGGATGGCTGTGGGGCAATCGTAGCGATGCAGTCCCATAGTAATTACCCGGCAAAAACATGGCAAATCGAATGGGCCCAAGGCCCACACCCACTCACATCCTGAAACTTCGGGGCTCCGAGTTGGCCGCCCAGCGGGATGCGGAACCCGTGGGCAACACCGATGGAACGCCAACCATGTTCCCGCAGGTGATGGCGTGCGATATCGCGCGGAAGTATTTCGACCGGCTGGTGGATGACCTTCGCGGGTTGGGGCTGTACGCGGCCGAGGACTATGTGAGCCACAACCATTACGCCCTGGCAGCTGCCGAGTGGGAGAAGGCCGCAGCCATTGTGGAAACCGGCGGGCTCATTACCGATTCACCGCAGGGCAGGTATCAGAATCCAGCCATCAAGGTGCGCGATGCAGCGCGCGCCGAGGTTGCGCGGCTGTGCCGCGAGTTCGGCCTATCCCCCGCCAGCCGCGTGGGCCTGCAATCATCGAAGAAAAAGGGCAATGCCGCGAGCGCCATTGAAAGCATCCTCAAAGCGAAGACCGCCTAAAGCCGCAACCATTGCGGGTTTCAGCGCGGCCAAGACTGCGAGCAAGGGAGACTGGTTCGATGAGCGCGAGTGGGAACGCATCCGCGCGTTCTTCGGCGCGCTGACGCATCAAAAAGGCACCTTCGCTGGCCAACCGTTTTCCCTGTTGCCCTGGCAGGAAGACTTCCTAGCCACCTTGTTGTGCTGGAAGCGCGCCGATGGGCGGCGCAGGTTCACCACCTGCTATGCGGAAATACCACGCAAAAATGGGAAAACGACATTGATGAGCGCGGTGTGTCTGTGGATGCTGCTGTGCGATTCCGAACCGGGCGCAGAGGTTTACTGCTGCGCCTCAAGCCGCGACCAAGCTGCGGTGTGTGGCGATAGCGCGCGGCAGATGATTCAGGCGAACGCCACACTTGCGGGCTTGGTGGATGTGTTTCGAAACACGATCACCTACGGGAACAGCAAACTTGAGATTCTGTCCAGCGATTCAGGGACCAAGCACGGCAAGAATCCGTCATGCATCGTGTTCGATGAGTTGCATACCTACGACGCAAACGGGCGCGACCTGTATGACGCGATGGTGAGCGGCCAAGGTGCGCGCAGCCAACCGCTGAACCTGTCCATCACCACCGCGGGTTCGGATCGGAACAGCCTGTGCTTTGAGTTGCACCAATACGCGGAGAAGGTGCGCGATGGGTTGGTGCAGGATTCCAAGTTCCTGCCCGTGCTGTTCGGCGCGCCGGTGGACGCGGATTGGACAAGCCCGAAAGTGTGGAAGCAAGCGAACCCCAGCCTGGGCGTGACCATCAGCGAAGAGTTCCTAGCGACCGAGTGCGCGAAGGCGAAGGAACTACCCGCCTACCAAAACACCTTCCGCACCCTGTACCTGAATCAATGGGTGGAGAGCAGGCGCGCATGGATCGGGTTTGACACTTGGGCCGCGTGCGCGGCGAAGGGAATCACCGAGGAAGCGTTAGCCGGGCGTGAGTGCTGGGCCGGGCTTGACCTGTCCACCACCACAGACCTCACGAGCCTTTCGCTGGTGTTCCCTTCGGATGATGGGTTCATGGATGTGCTTTCCTATTCGTGGTGCCCGGAGGAAGGGATCAAGCGCCGCAGCCGGTTGGATCGCGCGCCATATCAAGTGTGGGCCGATCAAGGGTGGTTGCGGCCCACGCCAGGTGCGGTGGTGGACTATGACCACGTGGCCGAGTTCATCAGGCAACTGTGCAAGCGGTTTGATGTGAAGCGCGTTGCATTCGATCCGTGGGGCGCAACGCAACTAGCAACCGGGCTGTTGCGCGAAGGCGTGCCGATGGTGGAAGTGCGTCAAGGCTTCCGGTCACTTTCGGAACCGTCGAAGAAACTGGAAGCCTTGGTGCTATCCAAAAAACTGCGGCATCCTGACAATCCGCTGATAAATTGGGCGGTGAGCAATACGGTCATTGACCAAGATGCTGCCGGGAACATCAAGGCCAGCAAAGAGGCAAGCACCGAGCGCATCGACCCGGTAGCGGCGTTGATCAGCGCGCTAGCGGGTTGGATGTTTCAGGGTGAGGAACACATGGGGCCCAGCGTTTACGAAACCAAGGGAATCGAATGGCTCTAATCGACATTCTCCGCCGCTACTTGGGGCCACAGCCGCCGCGCAGCGAGTACGAAGACAACACACCCATTGGGCAACCCGTTTCGGGTGCGGTGCAGTCCTATGTGTCTTCCTATTCGTTCACCGGGTCGAACATCAACCCGCTTACCGCGATGGAGTCCCCAAGCGTGTACGCGTGCGTTCGCCTGATCGCGTCGAGCATTGCGAAGCTGGAGTGGCAGATTTTGCGCGAGACTCCGGAAGGCAAGGTGGTTGAACCAAACCACCCGCTAGCGAACCTGCTGAATGTGGAGCCGAATGAGGACACCAGCGCGCTGGTGTTCCGTGAAACGCTGCTAACCAATGCGCTGCTGACCGGAAACGGATACGCGTACATACAGCGCGATGCATCCGGGATGCCCGTTTCGCTTGAACTGCTGCGGCCTGACATGGTGCAGATGATGCGCGACGGTGCGAACCAGCCCTACATTCAGGTTTACACGGGCAACTACACCGGGAAGGATGCCGAGAAAAAGGCACGCCGCTTCCGCCCCTACGATGTGTTTCACCTGTGCGGCGCGTCATTTGAGGGGCTGCTGGGCATCGCTCCAATCCACCTGATGCGCGAAACCATCGGGCTGGAACTGATCGTGCAGGAGTTCGTTACCAAGTATTGGGCCAACAATGCGGTTCCATCCGGCACGCTATCCCTGCCCGGCAAACTGTCCCCCGAAGCATCGCAGCGGCTACGCGAAGCCTGGCAGAAGGCCCACAACGCGCGCAACGCGGGCCGCGTGGCGGTGCTTGAGGATGGAATGTCGTACCAGCCGATGGCATCGACGATGAAGGATGCCGATTTGGTAGCCATCCGCGAGTTCTGCCGCCAGCAGATTGCGGCGGCGTTCGGCGTGCCTGCGGCGCGCATCGGTTCCACCGAGGCGCAGAGCTACGCAAGCGCCGAGAGCGGTGATGCCCATCTAGTCAAGCACACACTTAGCAGCTGGGCCACCCGCCTTGAGCAAGAGGCCAGCCGAAAGTTGATCGTGCGAGGTGCGCCATTCTGCACACGGATTTCGTTTGATTCGATGCTGCGCGCAGAGATGGCGGTGAGGTTCAGCGCCTACAACACGGCGATCATGTCCGGGCTGATGAGCCCGAACGAATGCCGCGCGCGTGAAGGTTTGCCAGCGGTTGCAGGCGGCGAGTCCATCCGCCTGCCGCTGAACACGGCCGCGCCGGAGCCCGCCGCTGGTGGCGTGCCCCCGGCCGAGCCTGTGTCCGCACCGGCCGAGGAAGTGCCCGCCAGCGTTGACCTGGCACCCGATGAAGTGCCCGATAGCGTGGATGTTGATCCAGCCGAAGACGAGGCCGGAGACAATGCGAAAAAGTTGATCGCCATCCGCGCGGCGGTGGACGCGGTGCGCCCCGCCATCGAAAACGCGTATGGCCGCCACCTGAACCGGGTTTCCGAATACCTGTTGAAGACGCGCACTCAAGCGAAGCTTGACCGCTGGGCACCGCCCATCGATTGCATCGCGGGTGACCTGCGCGACACCATCACCGGGCTTGGGCGCATCATGGGCGATGAGGGCAAGGCATCCGATGTGCTGAACGCGGCGCTGTTGCGCCACGCTCGCCACCTGCGCGGCGCTGTCGGGAAAATCGCGGCGCTGTCCGATACGGTCGATGGGTGGAAGCCGCTTCCGAGCGTGGCCACCACCGAACTGCTGGAAATGCTCGAGCATGAAATTATGCAAACGCCACTACTGGAGGGAAAGCAATGACCGAAACACGCGCTAGCGGCACCGTCAAACCTTCAACAGATTTGAAGATTCGTGGTTATGCGGTGACATGGGAGCCGTACACAATGGGCCCCGATTCATGGGAGCGCATCGAACGATCCGCATTTGATGCGGCGCTAGAGTCCCCCGAGGATGTGGCTTTGCTTTGGAACCATGACACCAGCAAGCCGATGGCCCGCGTGCGCGCTGGGAACCTGCGAATCTTCACCGATGAAACCGGGCTTGGCTTTGAGGCCACTTTGCCCGATACAGCCGTGAGCCGCGACGCGGTTTCCCTGATCCGTTCCGGCGTGGTGAGCCAATGCTCTTTCGGGTTCCATGTGCGCGGCGAGCGTTATGAAAAGGCACCCGATGGGAAGCCGCTGCGCGTCATCACCGACGCGAACTTGGTGGAAATTAGCGCGGTGACATTCCCTGCGAACCCTGCCACCAGCGTGGAGGCGCGCAACGCGCAGCCCGCCGCGCGCAAGCGTTACTACCTGCCACCCGAGATGTAATCGGTTGCAATTCACCTGCGCGCCCTGATAATGGGCGCAACTGAATACGGCCGCGCGCGTCCTAGTGATGCGCCGCCACCTGTAACGGTTTCCGTTCCGCCCTCGTGGCGCAACTGACCACGCGATTTCTCACCGAATCCGCGAGGCTGTGCGCCATGCGCCCCTCGCTTTTTGAGGGTTGAACTATGGGCGAAACCAAGATCACGCGCGATTCCGATCAATACAGCGACATCTACCGCACCTTCCTGCGCCGCGGCGCGCGCGGGCTCACCGATGTGGAGGCGCGCGCGCTGACCATCAGCAGCGGCGGCACCGCGCTGGCCCCTACCGCCTGGTCGAAGTACATCGATACGGAGATCGCAGAAGACGCGATCTTGTCGCGCGTTCAGAAGATCGAAACCCCCACCGCTTTCAATCTTCCGATCTACGCCGAGGATGCGACGGTGAACACGAATGTGGCCGAGTCCGCATTGGGTACCCAGTCTTCCCCAACCTTCGCCAAGCCTGTGCAGGGCACCACTAGCGGCACCAGCGGCACCTATTACACCTTCGCGCAGAAGAAGGTAACCGCGTGGGTGAAGGTTTCCAACGAACTGCTGAACGATTCGAAGGGCGCGCAGGATGTGGAAGAGTTCCTGCGCCGCGCGCTGGTCGATGGGCTGATCTTTGAGGTGGGCCGCCAAATCCTGATCGGCAACGGCACCAGCGAATGCCAGGGCAGCTTCAACAGCGCGAAGGGTTACAGCCGCACGGCATCCACCGGCGTGGCCACCACAAACACCATGAAGGATGTGATTTCGGCGGTGTGGGGTTCGACGAACAGCGCCCTGTCCCCGCTTCCTTATGAATCGTGGATCAACAGCGTGGCCGTGATCAACAGCCGGTTGATGGCATCGTTCGATCCAACTTTCTTCCCGGTGCTGTTCCCCAGCTTCCGCGGAACGATGGTCAACGGCACCACGGTTGAGGGCTTGCCCACCGTCTACCACCGCTTGAGCGCCACCACCCCGGCCGCCGGTGACACGCTGGTGCATTTCTTCAACCCTGCCCAGTACCTGCTGGCCCATTCGTTCGGCGCGTTCAGCGTCGCGCGGTACAGCGAAGCGGCGGCCGATACGAACGAAACCATTTTCGTGGCTTCGATCCGTTGCGATGGATCGATCACCAACAAGTTTGCTGTTTTGAATGTCAACCGCGCCTAGTGCGCGTTTCAATCTTTGGGCATTCGCACACCGCCGCGAATGTCCCTGCGGGCCGCGTTGGCCCGAGCGACACGCGGCGGGAATCTAGGAAGGAAGAAACGATGCCAGTCCCCAGTTCATACAAGGCCCTCATTGAGAAGATGGGTGCGCTCTATCAGGAAATGATGTCGATGGTCGATGGTGCAAACACCAACGGCGGCGAAATGGCCCCCGAGATGGAGGCGAAGTACACCGCCCTGAAGACCCAGTACGCCAGCCTGCGCAAGCAGCGTGAGCGCAACGAGGAAGTGATGGCAATGGACAACGGCCAGCAGGCCGTGTTCAGCGACATCCCCGCCGCACCCGAGGTTCGCAGCGCCCAGCGCGCCGAGCGCGCCGCGAAGGTTGGCGAGCGCCGCGAAACCGACGAGTACCGCGACGCGTTCCACAACTACCTCCGCAACGGCGAACACACCGCACCCGCGGAGCTTCGCGCGCTGACCGAGGCCAGCGGTGGCACCGTGATTCCGCCCACCGAGTTCGACAACCAGCTCGTGGCCAAGTTGCAGACGATGACGAGCGTTCGCAACCTGGCGCGCAAGCTCTCGCTGGGTTCGTTCGCGCGCGAAGTGGCTTTCGAAAACGCCACGGGTGCCGCGTACTGGGTTGGTGAGTCCACCGCCCCCACCGAGGCTGCGCCCACCTTCTCCAAGATCACGCTCACCCCGAAGCGCCTTTCGGCCCTTCTGCGCGTGTCGAACGAACTGGTGGCCGATGCCGATGCCCGCGGCGGCAATATGTCGATTTCGTCGATTGTCACCGAGCAGATGGCACGCGTGTTCGCACAGACCGAGGAAACGGCGCTGCTGGCCGCTTCCAATGTTTCCGGCGCTCCTGTTTCGCTGCTGAATGATGCTGCCCTCACCAGCAGCAACACCGGCTCTTTCACGGCGTTCACGGCGGAGAAGGTGATCGACTGGATTTACAGCCTGCCCCGCCAGTACCGCCAGCATCCCAGCTGCGCGATCATCGTGAACGATTCGACCTTGGGATACCTCCGCAAGCTGGCTGGCGTTGGTGGCTCTTCCAACATCACCAACTACTTCTGGGAGAACGGCTACACCAAGGGCGGCAGCGGCCAGGCTCCGGAGCCGGATCGCATCCTCGGAATCCCGGTGTACACCAGCGCGGCCATTTCGGCGCTTCCGACGAGCGGCACCACCGCTACCAAGATCGGCATCATCGGCGCGTGGGACTACTGCTACTTCGGCACCACGGGCAACTATGAACTGAAGGTGCTGCGCGAGCGTTACGCGGACACGAATGAGACGGGCTACATCGCAAACATGCGTATGGATTGCCAGCTCTCGCTCCCCGCCCTGGCGTTCAAGGCTTTCAACGCCAGCACCTGAAGCTGAAACTGCACCCACACCGGCGGGGGCCGAAAGGCCCTCGCCGGATTTCCTCACCATGACAATGGTTCAAATCCAAATCCTCAAAACGGTTGCCAGCGCCAAGGGCGTTTGGGGGCCGGGCGAGGTGGCTACGGTCGATCCGGATACCGCGCAGCAGTGGTGCGTGGCAGGCATTGCGGAACGCGTCCACGCGGTTCCTGCTGCGCCTAGCGAGGCACCAAAGCAGAAAGGCCAGGGCAAGCGATGAAGGGCAATGCGTATGTTCCGTTCATGCTGCGGCGCGGCGATGGCTCCACGCTGTCGCTCGACTTCACCGCGATGGGTGACACGCTTGATAGTCGTTTCACCTTCACGCGCACCAGCACGGCCACCTTCATCAACTCGCAGGGGTACGTGCAGTTTGCGAATGCAAACTTGATGACTTATAGCAATCCTCGCCAGACAGGAGCCGCATGGCTTACGGCTGGAACCGTTACTTGGGGCAGTAGCACACTTACTGATCCAACCGGAGGATCAGCCGCACAGTCAATTACGTTTGGAACTACTGGTTCTGCCATTTTCAACACAAGCGGAACTACTGTTGTTTCCGGAATCACGCATACTTTCTCGGTGTGGATGCGTTCCGCAACTGGAACCACGAATGTCAGAATCGGAGATGCAAATGTCGGTGGGGTCGCAACGGTAACTCTTACTACGACATGGCAGAGATTCAGTTGCCAGTACACGACATCTGGAACCAATGACGGTGGAGCGATTTATAGTCAGACTGGGACACCAAGCGCAGAGTTCTACGTATGGGGCGCACAGGTGCAACCGGGCAGCATTGTTGGGGAACTGATACAGACAAGCGGAACAATCAACACCAACACCCCTCGATTCGACTACGACCCAACCACGCTGACTCCTCGCGGGCTGCTAATTGAAGGTACTGCAACAAACCTTGTAACCAATTCGCAGAACATCACAACAGGTACTTGGACCGTCGGTGGAAACACTACCTTGACTGCGAATACCACCGAAGTTACTGACCCTGCGGGTGGAAACACCGCAACCAAAATTGCGCTTGCCGCGAGTGCGTATTGTTATAGAGCGCAACTGGTAACGGTTCTAGCAAATACCGCTTACACATTCTCATTTTGGATTCGCGGCACAGCAGGATCAACACAGCGAGTTTTCGAGTTTGGCGGTGGCGACTTGGTTTCGCAAACAATTCTCACGTACACGAATACTGGCTGGACTCGGGTACAGGTTCAATTCACATCGGCAACAATCACCACGATATTT